AGCGGTTCTCCGCAAAGGTGCTTTCGCCCATCTACGAAGAGTGGCTTTTCGCCTCTGCCTTGAACGGTAAGATCGACGGCAACGCTCTGATTGACGCCTCGTTTGACCCGCTTGCATACGACAAGTATCTAGCCTGGATCAAGTGTGAGTGGGCGGGACATGTAAAGCCTGTCGTTGATATCGGAAAGGTCGTCCCGGCCTACGCAACGATGGTGGACCGAGGATGGCTAACGAACGAACGCGCCTGTCGTGAATTGACAGGCATGAAGTTCGACGACGTCCAAATCCGATTGCTCAAAGAGAACTTGAGCATTCTCAAGGTTAATACACCGCTGGCTGAGCTTGGTCTGATCAAGGGCGCGCCCATCGCAAAGCCTGAACAGGCAGCTGCGCCCGGCGGTTCAAATGGCGCGTCAGCTTCGGACGAAGTCTCGGCGGCCATCATGGAGATCTCAGAGTATGTACGGGAAATGGCTAATTAGCGAAGACTACAAGGCGCGGATCCAGACAGCGCTTGCGGGTAAAGACCTGCCGACGTTGGAGCAGATTCGGGCCCATCGCGAGGAAGCCGCCGCGAAGCGCTCAGCTGCTGGCGGACCGTCAAACTACCGCGTCGAAGGCAACACTGCCTACATCAGTGTGACAGGGCTGCTGACGGCTGAGCCTGACCTGTGGTGCGAATACTTCGGTCTCGACAACACTACTTACCCGGATATCGCGGAGAGCGTAGCTCGAGCTGAGGGAGATCCGACAGTAAAGCGTGTCGTTTACGAAATCAGCTCCGGCGGCGGAACGGTTGCTGGAATCACCGACGCCGTGTATGCGATTGATAGCGCACGCAAGCCGTCCTCTGTTGTGAGCGACTATGCAGCTTCTGCTGCTTACTGGATTGCTACACGCGCATCTGTCGGTGGTAAGATTACGGCTACTAGCCCAATGGCATCCTTTGGATCTATTGGCGTTGCTGTCGACGTTTACGCGTTCGCATTTGTGAAGCAGATTGCTTCTACTGACGCGCCAAACAAACGCCCTGACGTTAATACAGAAGAGGGGCGCCAAGCTATCCGTGAGGAACTGGATGCTATCCACGACCACTTCGCTGGCGACGTAGCTGACGCTCGAGGTGTGTCTCGCGATAAGGTCAATTCTGACTTCGGTCGCGGCGGTATGCTTTTGGCTGATGCAGCTAAGTTAGCTGGAATGATCGATGAGGTCGTTGCCCGTCCGGCGCCAGCTCGCAAGGGCAACGTTGATAGTGCGCTTCTTCCGAAGGCTGAAAACGGAAGTTATGAAGTGCCAGTAACATTGGCACTGACGATGAACGGTAAGCCATCATCCGTTGCAGAGGTTGAGCGACTGGCTGCGTTGTCGGCTGTCGTTCCTGGTTTGGAAGTCGCAATTTTAGACGGCAAGTCCGTCGCTAAACAGCCTCCAGAAGAGGCATCACATAAGGAGTTGAAGTCGATGGACTTAGCTACATTGAAGGCATCTCACCCCGACCTGTTCAAGGCGGTTCGTGAGGAAGGTATTACGGCTGGTGTTGCACAGGAGCGCGAGCGCGTTGCGGCTCACCTTACTTTGGCAGAGGCGTCTGGTGACCAGGCTTACTCGCTCAAATGCATCAACGACGGCACTGGTATCACCATGACCGTTCAAACCACTCACATGGCTGCCGCTATGAAGCGTGGCGCACAGAGCGCGCGCGATGAGGACGGCAAAGGTGTCGACGAGGCTACGCAGAACGCAGCTTCGAAGCTCGACCCCAATAGTGAGGCTGCTGAGATTGAGCGAGAGAATCGTATCGGCGATATCCTCAACCAGTACGCCGCTAACTAACAGGAGTTAATCATGGCTGTAGTAAATCAATTCACTTCGTTCCACGCTGGTGGGATTCCCGTAACTGGGCCTCGTGAGACAGTTACATTCGCCGGCAACGGCACTTGGGCATACGGTTCGATCCTTGCTCGAGATACCACGACACTGAAGCTTGTGCCCTACGTAAAGGGCGGAGCTTCTGCCGGTAACGGCGTTCCCGAGTGCATCGTTCTTGACCCTGCAGGTGTTACCAAGACTGGTGGCGCAGGAGATGTCACTAACGTGCTCGTCTATCGTCAAGGTCGCGTGCTCAAGGAGAAGTTGATCATCATCGCTGATGGCACCTCCGCGAATATTGACGCAACCGTAACTGCTCTTTTGCAGCGCGCTGGTATCGAAGTCACGGCTTCGACCATCGAGCACGCCGGCACCAACAACTACTAAGGAAAAAACAGATGCCTACAACTACTTCGTTGCGGCTCCGCTACACAGAGCGCGTTGGCGCTCCAATGTTCCTGAGCTCGTTCTTCCGCGCGCCTGGCGCATTGCTTCTCTCTGAGAAGTTCAAGGTCCAGGTCCGTCGTGGCACTCGTAAGATCGCCGTCCCTGTGACTTCGATCATCGAAGGCGCCAAGGAAAACCGCGTGTCGACGTTCAGCGACACGGACTTCACTCCTGCGATCTACAAGGAGCAGCTCACCGTATCTGGTGAGGACCTGTGGAACCAGGAGTTCGGCAATACCGTGTTTGAGCAAGACCAATACGCAGCTGTACAAGCTCGTATTGTAGAGCTCGGCATGGATGCTATTGAGGGCAAGATTCGCCGAGGCCTCGAGCTGCAAGCGGCTCAGATCCTTTCGACCGGTACGTTGGCTCTGACCGACGACGTCGGTGCGACACGCGTGTCCGTCAACTTCGGTCCAAAAGCTGGTCACTTCGCGACCGCTGGTACGTCCTGGGCTTCTTCGACCACGAAGATCGCCGACTTGGCTGGTCTGCAAGAGCTGGTCCGTGTAAACGGCAAGGCTACTGTCAAGAACCTCATCTTCGGTGAGCGTGCTTGGGCAGACTTCCAGGCTGACGCCGATGTCCGCGCGATCCTCGACAACCGTCGGATTGAGCATGGCGCGTTCACCAGCCCGCGCTTGCAGTCTCCGGATGCGAGCTACCTCGGTAAGTTCACCCTTCGTCACAACGAAGTGAATTTGTGGACGTACACGGCTTCGTACGAAAACCCGCAAACGGGCGCTGATACGAAGTACGTGAACCAAGACCATATCATCATGCTCCCGGAGAATCCGGAGTTCGATGCTATGTTCGGTGGCATCCCGCGCGTCCAGCCGCTGCCCGGTGGAGAGAACAAGTTCCGCAAGCAAGTCGTCATCCCTGAGAAGGGTATCGCATTCGACACCATTCAATGGGCGTCGCAGGACTTGTCTGCATACACGGTCCAGACGGCTCTCCGTGCACTCTTGGTGCCGACCGCCGTGGATACATACGCACGTCTCCAGACGCGCTAACGGCGAGGTAGAACATGGCAACGCAAGACAAGACTGAAGCTGATAAGAAGGCTGCTGAAGTTATCGCCAAGAATACGGCGGAAGCTAAAGCTACACTGGCCGCTCTCGAGGCGAGCTACGAAGGTACAGGTTGGGTGGTCGCTGATGGGAAAGCCCTGACCACCAATCGCGGCGTAGTGGCTGAAGGTGCGGCTATCGGCCCTTTGGACTTCCGATATCCGGAAGACTTCGAAGTGCGAAAAAAGGACGGTCACATCGTGGCCGATCCGAAGGCGAAGTAATGGAGCCTGAAATCCTCGACGAAGTAACTGAGGTGGAAGCGCCATCAGTACGAGTCGAGTTCATCGTGGCTCCTGGTCATACTCTTTGTTATGGCGGCGCTCGGTACCAGCCGGGCGATGCTATTAGAGTATGTGACCAGGAGCAGATGAATAACTGGATTGATTCTGGCGCTATCGTTTTGGCATGAGCATCCTGGAGTTCGTTAGAAGTGATTTCGACTTTCTAATGAGCAGCGGAGATGCGGGCCAAACGGAGACATTGACGCTCAAGTCGCCAACTGGGCAATCGGCTAGGCTGCAAGGCATATTCACAGACATTGGGGCAAGTTTAGATCCGTCAACTGGTTTGACGGTGACCGTTGGAACTGCCTCAGTTGTCTTCTCAGATGCCGAGCTTGTCCGTGCTGGGTTAGGCTTCCCGGTTGCTGTTCCTGAGCGTAATTCAAAGCCGTGGGTAGTAACCGTTACCCGTCGCGACGGAACGCTAGCGTCCTACAAAATTGAAGAGCCTCGACCAGATCGTCGTGTTGGGTCTCGATGGTACATCCTTGACCACTACAAGGCTACAACCTAATGGCTGCTGTAATCGCATTCCAAGTGAATCGCAGCCTTCAGGCTTTTGCCATCCGAGAGAAAATTGGCACCATCCTAACTGAGGAGCTCGCCAATCAGCGGGTTATAGCTACGGGAATTGGTAACAATCCAATTCTCTGGGATGCTAGGATCTACACCCAGCGTCGTTTGCCGATTGGTGTTTTCGCAGAAGCTCCTGATAATTCGACGCTAAACGGTCGTGCCATCATCCACATCGAGGCGTCTGGAGCTAGCGAGGACAATGTTCGACCAAAGTCTGAGCTGACTCAGGGATTCGTCGGTGACTACACGATCTCTTGCTATGGGTACGGTAAGGCTCAGGAGACAGATACTGGGCACGATCCTACAGATGTTGTCGCGAGCACAGTCGCAGAAAGCACTGCTTCTCTCGTCTACAACATCCTGAGGAATGCGAAACTTTCTATCCTGGATATGAAAGGAGTCGTGCAGCAACGCACGGTCAGCGCCTTCATGTTCAGCAATCCAAACATCGACCATCCTGAGCCATCGATTTACATCGAGTGCATTCAGATGAAGGTCAATGTCACGTACATCGAGCATGTTCAAGAGAACGCCGGTGTGCCTTTGCAGCAAGTACATTTGGACGTCCACAAAGAAGACGTCGATGGTCAGCTTCTGTTGACCGCTACAATTCTACCAACAGGGAGCTAGACACATGCCCATTGACTCTACGGCTGTGGCATCAGCCACTGGCACTTCGTTCACATACGCAGACAACCGAACCAACAAGACTTTGTTCTTGCCGCAGAAGGTTGCTGTGATCGCTCAAGGCTCGACAGCTTCGAACGCTAGCTACGATACCTCGCCTTGGTTGGCTACTGGTTCTAGCGCAGGCGGCGCAAAGTACGGTGTAGGATCTCCAATTCATTGGATCCTCGAGCAACTGATGCCTTCTTCTGGGCAAGGTGTTGGCTCGGTCGAGGTTACGGTGTATCCGCTGAAGGACCACGTTTCAGGCGTCGCGTCGGCTGGCACTGTTACTCCTTCTGGCACTGCTACGGCGGCTGGGTCGTTCCAGATCCGCTATGGTGGAGTTACCACGCCTGCGATCGCCTACGCTGCTGGCGCTGCGAATGCAACCACGATTACGACCGCGATGACGGCCGCAATCAACCAAGTTCCAAAGATGCCTGGCGTTCCTTCTGGAACCGTAGCCCTTACGCTTACCAGCAAGCACAAGGGTTTGACTGCCAATGACCTTATCATCGAGATTATCGGTAACCTGAATGGCTTGGTAATGACGGTTGTTCAGCCTACTGGTGGCCTGAACAACCCTGATATCTCGACGGCGCTTACTGCCATCGGCTCTCGCTGGGAAACCATCATCGTGAACCAGATGGGCGCTGCTGACGCCACCACGCTTGGTTTGCTCCAGTCGTTTGGAGACGCCCGCTGGGATGCTTTGGAGCACAAGCCTGGCGTTGCCATCGCTGGCACGCGAGAAGCCGTCCTAGCGACGCTGACGGCCATTACCGATGCCCGCAAGACTGACAAGACCAACGTCATTGTCCCGGTTCCTGGTAGTCCCGATCCGGGCTGGGTGATTGCTGGCGCCGCGGCTGCTGCGATCGCTCGGGAAGCAAACAACAACCCGGCATCCGACTACAACCGTTTGGCGCTGCCAGGGATTATCCCGGGCGCTCAATCGGCACAGTGGAACTACAGTCAGCGGAACACGGCGGTGTCTCTCGGTCTGAGCACGACAGAGATCGTCGACAACGAAGTTGTCCTTTCCGACACGATCACTTGCTACCACCCAACTGGTGAGATCCCGCCAGCATACTCACGCGTGGTGAATATCACCAAGCTGGAGAACGTTGCCTACTCGTTTGACACCGAGTTCAACTCTCGCAAATGGCAGGGCTGCATTCTCATCGGAGACGATGACGTAAGCTCCAACCCTCGAGCTCGCCGGCCGAAGGATATCAAAGGCACCGTCAAGTCTATCAACAAAGGATTGGGCTCGATGGCTGTCCTTCGTGACGTCGAGACAACCAACCCGAATATCACGGTGACGATCGACTCGTCTAACCCAAACCGTGTGAATATCAAGAACCCAATAAACCTGAGCGGCAACATGAACATCACTGATGTCGAGAACCTGTTCAGCTTTGCCTTCGGCGGGCAGGTATAAGGAGTAGCACATGGCAGCAGTAGGTGGAATTGCAAAGGCTATTACGCTTGACGGGCGAACATTCGCCGCTGGCGCAGCTGTCACCATCTTCCTAGGTGGGACAACGAAAACGCTGACTCCGGTCGGTACTGGGCAGGCTGTCGTCGACGCAAAGCCTGAGACGTGGGAAGTGAAAGGTTGCAAGGTCCTAATCGACCCTGACAACAACGACCTTGAATTCCTGACTGAGCTGGCGTCGCGCACAGACTTCCCGTACTACCCGTGTACGGTGGAGCTGCTTAGCGGAGTAGCTTACACTGGTCTTGGTACCATTGTTGAGCGCGTTGAGTTCAATTCAGAAGGCACAATGGCTGAGTTTACTATGCAAGGTGAGCAAAAGCTAG